ATCAAGGTGCTGCTAGTGCGTTTGCTTCAACTCCTGGAGGTGTAGTTATTAAGTCAGTTGCAGCAGGTATCGCAACAGTTGCTGGATTTACTAGAGTAGCTGCAATCGCTAAGACTAAGTTTCAAGGCGGTGGTTCAACAGGTGGTGGTGGTTCAACAGGTTCAGTATCATTACCTTCAGAGAGTACACCTGCTAACTTTAATATTGTAGGTAACTCTAACACGAATCAGTTAATGGAAGGATTACAGAACAGCCCTGTTAAAGCATACGTTGTAAGTGGTGACGTTACTACTGCTCAGAGCTTAGATAGAAACCAAATTAAAACAGCAACGCTATAAAATAGTTAATTAGTTATGGAGAAGATACAAGAAATTGAATTAACAATGAAAACAGCAGACGATGGTGTGTTTGCTATTTCGTTAGTAGACCAACCTGCAATAGAAGAAAACTTTGTTGCCTTAGCTGCTCAAGAAGTAGAGTTTAAAGTAGTAGATGAAGAAAGACGTATTGTAGTAGGGTTTGCATTAGTTCCTGAGAAGCGAATACTTCGTTTAATGGGTGGTAAGAAGTTCAACATCTACTTTACTAAAGAAACGGTTGCACAAGCTGCTGAGGACTTTATGAAGAAAATGATGTTAAAGAAGTTCACTACTGACCATGAAGAAAAGGTAGACGGTATTACAGTAATCGAATCATGGGTTGTTGAAGATTCTAAGCATGACAAGTCTAACTTATATAACCTTAACGCTAAGGGTGGTGAATGGGTATTGATGTCAAAGATTGATAACGATGCAGTTTGGAATGAAGTGAAAGCTGGTAAGTTTAAAGGATATAGTATAGAAGCTCGTTTTGATGGGTTTGAACAGTTACAAAGTAAAACAATACTAGAAGAATTAGAGGAGGCTATCAATGGCAAAGATAATTAAACCAAAGTTAAAAGACTATCTAAAGAAGTCAGGCGGTGAGGGTGTAGGCTCGTTAATCGGTGGGCATACAAGTACTGTTACTCAGATAGTGAGAAGTTAAAAATACAACAGAATAAATAATAAATAGTTAAATGAGTATGAAAGACAAAATCAACACTATCCTACAAAAAGTAGGTTTAAAAGCAGTAGAGGTTATGCTAGAGCAAATGAAACTAGCTGATGGGGTTACTGTTATCGAAGCGGAATTGTTCGAGGCTAAACAGCCTGTATTCGTTATTGCTGAAGATGCTAAAGTTGCATTACCAATCGGTGAGTATGAACTAGAAGATGGTAAAGTACTTGTAGTTGAAGTAGAAGGTGTAATCGCTTCTATCAACGAGAAGCAAGAAGAAGTTGAAGATGAAGCACCCGTTGCTGCTGAACCTGAAGCTGAGATGGCACAACCACAAGCACCAACTGCTAAGAAAGTAATTGAATCAATCGTTAAGGAAACTCAGTTTTCAGCTCAAGACGATAAAGATGCTAAGATTGCTGAATTGGAAGCTAAGATTGCTGAGTTAACAAAAGTTGAGTTATCAGATGATGCACCTGCTGCTGAACCAATCAATCACAATCCTGAGAATGCAAAAGAAGTAGAAGTGTTCAAATATGCTAAGAATCGTTCACAAACTGCTATGGATAGAGTATTAAATAAAATATATAAATAAAAAATGGCTACAACAACAACTTCAAATGATGTTCTAAGAGCAAGAAGCTCACAGAATACAGTTACTGCTTCAACTACTTTCGTAGCAGGTGACGCAGGTAAAGAATACAACATCGCAACAGATGCACTTGTAATGACTTTACCTTTAATTGATGCTAATAACATCGGTATGACTTTCACATTCCGTAATACGGGTGCTGACGGTAACAACATTATCACATTATCTCCTAACGCTGCTGATGGATTCAATGGTTCAATCGCTAACGCTGCTGCTGATTCAGTTGCTTCAGGTGTTGTTGATAAAGACCTTGTAAACACTAAGGCTACTGCTAACAATGGTGACTTCGTTACAATTACTGCGGTTGCTGCTACTAAGTGGTATGTAACAGGTGGAGTTGGTATTTGGGCTTCACAAGGATAATAGAAATTAAATAAATAATATAAGAAATGGCTACTACAACATCAATGACAACTACTTACGCTGGAGAATTTGCAGGTAAGTATATCGCAGCTGCGATTTTGTCAGCTAACACAATTGAATCGAACTTAATTACGGTTAAGCCTAATATTAAGTTTCGTGAAACATTAAAGAACATCTCAATTAACGACATCGTTAAGAATGGTGGATGTGACTTTGATCCAACGTCAACAGTTACATTAACTGAGCGTACTCTACAACCTGAATCATTAAAGGTAAACTTACAATTGTGTAAGGCTGACTTTCGCTCTGATTTTGATGCGGTATCTATGGGTTATTCTGCTCATGATGTACTACCTAAGTCTTTTGCTGACTTCTTAATTGCACACGTTGCTGCTAAGGTTGCTGCTAAGATGGAAACTACTATCTGGAGTGGTGTTACTGCTAACGCTGGTGAGTTTGACGGATTTGAAACTTTATTAGCTGCTGATGCTTCTTTACCTTCTGCTCAAGAAGTTGCTGGAGCTGCTGTATCTGCTGCTACAATCGTAGTTGAATTGCGTAAGATTATCGCTGCTGTTCCTGACCGTTTATGGGGACATGAAGGATTTGCTATCTACTGTTCACAAGCTATCTTCAAGGCTTATATCCAATCATTAGGTGGATTCGGTACTTCAGGATTAGGTGCTAACGGTGTTAACGCTATGGGTTCTATGTGGTACACTGATGGAAGTGTATCTATTGACGGAGTTCCTTTAGTAATGTGTAAGGGTATGACTTCAACAGTTGCAATCGCTACTTACAAGGATAACTTGTATTTCGGTACAGGTTTGTTAAACGATACACAAGCGGTTAAGGTTATCGACATGGAAGACATCGACGGCTCAGACAATGTCCGATTTATTATGAAATTTTCGGGAGCTGTTAACTACGGTAATGTTACTGACATCGTTACTTACGGTATCACAAACGGAGCTAACTAATAACAAGATTAATTAACTTGAAGGGGTAGGTAGGAAGTCTTGCCTACCCTTTTTTAATACATAAAAATTATGGCGTGTGATTTAAGCCTTGGGAGGTTACTCCCGTGTAAAGACACAGTCGGTGGATTAAAAGCTATCTTCTTCATGAACCAGGGCGACATGACGGGAGTAACTTATGATTCTACTAATACTGATGTTATTGAAACCGTAACGGGTACACCTAGCGGTTATAAGTATGACCTTAAAGGTTCTGCTAGTTCATTTGAACAAACAATTGTAACTTCAAGAGATACGGGTACTACTTACTTCGAGCAAACATTAAACTTAACACTGACTAAGCAAGATATTGCTACTCATAAGCAAGTTAAATTGTTAGCTTACGGAAATCCTACTGTTATCGTTGTAGATAACAACTCTAACTACTTCATGTGCGGTTTGAAGCATGGAATGGATGTAACAGGTGGAACTATTACAACAGGTGCTGCAATGGGTGACTTAAGCGGTTACACTTTGACACTTGTAGGAATGGAACCTGTACCTGCTAACTTCATGGAAGCTACAACAGATGCTTTATTAACTACTGCTGGAGTTACTATTGTATTAGGAACTTAATACTACTTTGTAAAGGAAGCCCTCATCTTAATTGGTGGGGGTTTTTTGTTTTTAAAACAGATTAGCTACTTTGTTGTTATATTAATATGTTAGTATTACAACAAACTACTTCATCGCAAACGTTCAAGATTATCCCTCGTGCTTACGCTGCGGATAGTATGATTATTACAGATGAAACAACTAGAGATTCTATTACTTATAATATTACGATAACTCAGTTAGATTACTATGCTGTTATCTCTAAGATAATCACATTAGTTGAAGGTCATACTTACACGTTAACAGTTTTAGACGGTGCTAACGTAGTTTACAAAGATAAAATATTTTGCACTAATCAATCTGCTACTACATATACAATCAATAACGGTGAGTATGTTCAGAATACAACAGATAACGAATTTATAGTTTATGAATAACACACATATTTTAGAGTTATCAGCTTATACTCAACCTGAGATTATTGAAGACGGTAGAGATAAATGGGTTGAATACGGAACCGAAAATGACTATTATACATGGTTGATTGATCGCAGACGTAACTCTACAACAAACGGTTCAATTATCAACAACATTACTCGTTTAATGTATGGTAGAGGATTGTATGCTAAGAACGCAAACAAGCGACCTAATGACTTTGCTCAAATGTTAGCGTTGTTTAGACCTCATGACTTAAGAGCTGCTGGAGATAATCTATACCACTTAGGACAAGGAGCGTATCAATTAATCTACAATAAAGCGCACAATAAGATTGTTAAGGTAAAATATATGCCTATCAATTTAATTAGACCTGAAAAGTGCGATAAGGATGGTAATATTACGGGTTATTATTATTCTGATAATTGGAGTGATACTAAAGCCTTTCCACCTAAACGAATTCCAGCATTCGGAACATCTAACGAGGGGATTGAATTAGTTGTATTTGGAGCGCAGTCAGTAGGTAGAAAATACTTCTCAGCTGTTGCTTACGAACCATGTTTAGACTATTGTATTCTTGAAGAACGTATATCTGAGTATTTAATTAATGATGTAGATAACGGATTTAGTGGTACTAAGGTAGTTAACTTTAATAATGGTGTACCAACTGAGGAACAACAAAAGATTCAAGCTAAGAAAGTATTAGGTAAGTTAACGGGTGCTAGAGGTCAAAAGGTAATCGTATCTTTTAACAATAACCAGGAGCAGAAAACTACGGTAGATGATATTCCATTAAACGATGCACCCGATCATTACAACTACTTATCGACTGAGTGTAGAAATAAGATTTTAGTAGGTCATTGTATTACTTCACCTATGCTAGTAGGAATTTCTCCTGATGGAC